TCTTTGTGCGGATACACTGAGTGTGTTCTAACCGGTAACAACTATGTTCCAGTAGATGTTGTCGGTTGGCGTGTAGCTGGTTTGAGGCATTTGTGAAACTGGGGATATCTTGGCAACTGGGCGCCCAGTTTGCTTCCCCAGTTTTGCCCAGTTTGGAGGGTGGCTTTCCCCAGTTTTGCCAAGATATGACGACGCTTTGGGGTCCCGGCGCGGTTGTGGTGGCTGTGATTGCCCTGATTGTGGCTATCTGGGCAATCAGGGAGCGGGTGCGTCTCCGTAGGGACCTGGAAAATAACCAAGAGGTTGCCCAGTCTCGGGCGCTTGCGCTACGGGACCAGGTAGAGGAACTAGAGGCCCTCCGGAGCGATCGGGACCGGATCAAGGCCGATTTTGAGGCGTTTGTGCAGTTTCTGGTCGAGGCCGGCGTGCTCCGGCCGGACGTGGATCCGCTGGCAGCGTCTCCGGATGATGTTGTCTATGAGATCTCCGAGCCGGTGCCTGAGTTTCCGGATTCCAACCTAGAACGCGCGTTGGCGGTTAAGGCCCTGGAGCACGCAGCGGCCCGGACGGGACCGCGGTCGGACCGTCCCTTTTCACGGCGGTATATGGTTGATGACGGCCCTCTAACCCGGACTGAGTTTGAGGCCCTCCGGAGTGCGCTGGTTGCCGGCGGTTACCTGGAACGCCCGGAACGGCCCAAAGCTGGTTATCCATTGACTGACAAGGGACGGGCACTTTTGCGTGCTGTCTAACATAATGTGTGTTATATTAAACAGTCAATTTTGGCTGCTTTGATCTAGACGAAACTAGAGCGATTCTAAGCGATTTTATGCATGGGATAGGTAAACACACGTCTAGGGCCCTACGTGGCCTATAGGGCGTCTCAGAGGCCCCTTGAGAGCGATTTGACAATTTACGCTAGGGCAAGTATACTAAAGGCAGGTTTTTCTAGGAGGCTCAGTGATAGACAAAAAGCGGGGTGATATGTGGACGGTTAAGGAATTGGCGGAGGCTGCCAGTCTGACGACGGCGCGTGTAAGGCAACTCTTGGCCAAGGGCGAAGAGCTCCAGGGCCAAAAGGTAGGCGGGCAGGCGCGTGGGGTTTGGCTTATTCGAGACTCCGAGGCGCGGCGCTGGTTGTCTGAGCGGGGTGTGTTGTAGGTTTTTTTTGCCCTTGCTATTTCGCAAGCGTAAGTTAGGGGGGCTATGGATAGAAAGCAGACTAAGAAGCGGTGCGTTGAAGCGGCTCGGGCAATCGGCACTATGGCCCGCGATGAATGGCCTTCCTGGGTGTTCTTGATCTTGGAGGAGCTCGAAGAGCAGCGATGCGACGTAGGTGAAACCTGGAGCTATGAGGATCTCTTGAGAGCGATTCGGGACGACATAGAGGCCCGGTTAATTACTGGAGAGTGGAGTGAGTAGGTTGTAGAGTGCGGACCGGAGGCCGGCAAAGGTTGAGCTCCCGAACCGGCCCCCAGGTCCTCACTCCGATTATAGCATTGATCGGAGGCAAAGCATGACAAGTCAACACTATGACCCTCAGAAAGCAGCATTGCTACGTAGTGTCGGGATCGGTCGCGAACCCGACCAGGTGACCCGGTACAAGGACTATGGACAAGGGGCGGCGCTGGACGCGGCCCCGGTGCCGTCGTGGAGTGAGTACAGCATCGAAACCCCAGGCCGGAGCCCTCACCCCGTCGCTGATGTAGTTGTTCCTTTTCTGCAGGCCGTGGTCTCGGGCATCCTGGCCGGCGCTGGTGCCGCGATCGGTGCGGCGAAGCTGGCCAACGTCGATCCAGCATTAATTGGCTCGGTTGTCGGGCTGGTGGTAAGCGGCGTGGTTTGGTCGAGGCTGCTTGTCGACAGTCGGCGGTTGCTCAGGAAAGTGGAGACCTGGACCAGGCAGGACCTGGACGGCGACGGCGTGGCCGGCGATCCTGGCAAGCAAGAGACAATCAGGTTAGAACTGCACGACCAGACAGAACCGGGTGGCCAACGGACGCTATTTGAAGACCTGCCCGTCAATACACACACCTTCAAGACGTGGGCGGAAAGTGTCGTCAACGGGCGATCCTTGAGCGTGTCAAGTTGGACGGGCTCGGGCGGTAGCTTTTCGCAGTCTGAGTATGAAGATTTGATGACGGCGATGGCAAAAGCGCGGGTCGTAGAGTGGGTCAATCCCAGATATAAGCGACAAGGTAGGCAGTTAACGACAATGGGCGAGCATGCTCTCCGGGCGTGGTTGAAGGGGGCATGATGCTGAAAAACGTGTTGATGTGGTGTATACGTATAGTGATTTACGGGCAAAGCACGATCAAAACACGCTTTTCAGGGTGGGGGACCGCTTTTCAGTGGCTGCTTTGGCACGTTCGGTTTAAGTTGTGGCTGCTCCATTTGCGCCTGCTTAGTTTGAGAGATCATTGGCGTCTTGCGCTGGTCGAAGCGCGTTTAGAGTGGCTACGGAAAGAGGCATCCTTGCTAGTGCTGGTGGCCGTTGTTGCTCTTGTAGGATCCGGCTGTATGGGCGCGATCGAGGACCAGGCTGCAGCGTCTCGGGCGCGTGCCGAAGCGGAGGCGGACCGGACTGTGATCCAGGCTGAAGCCGAAGCTAGAGCGGTAGAGTTGGAGGCCCAAGCCCAGGCGGATGCTGAACGTGCTCGAGCTGAAGCGGAACGGATAGCCGCTCAAGCCGAAGCGGATCGGGCGGTATCCGAGATACAACGGGCGCTGGGCGACCGGGCGATCTCCGAGGCCGTGGCGGATCAGGTCGCCGCGAACTCCGAGGTCATTAGGGCTCGGGCGACGGTAGAGCGGGCCCGGGCGTCACAGTACAAGGCGAACACGTGGGCGATCTATGCGTTAGCCGGCGCTGGATTGCTGATGCTGGTGGGCGTTGCGCTGCGGCTGATCCTGGCTGGCATAGCGAACGTAAGGCAGGCGAACTACGGACCGCGGATCATCGAAGCCCCACGTCGACCCAGGGCGATCGGTCGATATGAGCGGTCCCAGTTGGTCGACCAGGACGGCACACGGATGATTCAGGCTGAATTAGTCGAGAGGAGCTAACGGCGATGGATAACGAGCAATTTGATTATGCCCGGAGGATGGGGCGGCTGCGCGTGCTGCACGTGGCGATTGGTGCGTTACGTGCTGACCCGGATATGAGCGGGCGGCGGCTATTGAGTATCATAGCTCAGGACCTAGAGGAGGATTTGGAGACGGCCCAGCTAGGTGATTTGGGTGACCTGGCGCTGGCTTCGCTGGCTGAGCTAGGGATTGACTGGCGTGAGAGTGACGGGAGCTAGGGCAATGGCGAGGCGGCTATACGCAGTTTTGGCGGCGGTGGAGTTGTGGTGTTTGCGACAGATGATGGTCGATCGGGCGGGGTTCGATTCCTGGTTAGTCGACCATGTGAAAAGTGCGAAAGAGGGAGCCGGCCTCGAATGATCGAGGCCGGCCCGATGCTTCCAAATTCGACGGGTGCGCTTTGAAAGCACTAGGTTTATTGTAGCACTGTTGTTCTATGTTGCCAACTGGAAACGTTTCCAGTGCTCTTGTGGGGTTTCCCTCTTGAGCTAACTGTGCATGATGTGCTATGATTGCATTGTGACGTTAGAGAACCGCGAGCCCGTCGCTGACACGACGGGCCCGGGTTGCGGTTTTGCGGGTCAAGGTCGGAAGCCGTCCCGCATTGCCAGTTTTGATATACCGCTGGCGTCTCTAATGATAGCTGATGTAAGCCTACGTGTCCAGATGTTTCAACCGGGCCGGCTTCCGACAAGTGGAGGCCGGCCCGGTTGCGTTAGAGAGAAGGGGAGATTGATGAAGAAAATTGGAGAACTAACGCGATCGTCGATTTTGCTGAGAAAGCACGAAAAGCGGCAGCTTCAGCAGCTGAGCCGTCTGCGGGGAATCTCTCAGTCGGCAGTCGTCCGGGAGCTTATCCGGAAAGAGGGCGAAGCGCGAGCTGAGTCGTTATCCAAGTTGGAGGCGTTGAATGCGTAGACAAACAAATGACGACCACTGGAAATGTTTCCAGTGGTCGCCGGTACGTGCAATACTCTGGGCAGGTACTCAGAGTATAGCACGTTCCGGAAGTTATCGCAACTCCGGAGGGTGCCATGGATGCGTTGAATAGATCGAATGTTCTAGAACCTTCTGTTTTTTTCCTTCCTAGAAAAGGCGTGAAAAGCGACCCTAGTGCAATCGCGGCTGAGGGTTCTGTGACGCTGGTCGATCAAGACCAGAGCTATGTACTACTTGAAGCGGCCCCGCAACAGGACGACGGCTACTCCGATGGTTACACCCCGTTCTCAGAGGAGTATTTGCGGATCCGTGATAGTGGTGCGGAGCGTCCCTTCCTAGAGGGTCCGGACGGCGATATGACGTTGCCGCTTCCCGTTGCTCCGTTTCCCCTCAGGTGGCGTGCAGATATGCCTCGGAGCCGTTGGCGCGACGGGGTAGGCGGATCCGCGTGGGATGGCGGACCGATTGAGCCCGGCGAGGTCTCGGACGAGGTGCTCGTCAACGACGCGCGTTGGCACTTGGAGCGGTGGGGCGAGCGCGAGCGAGCAGCTGCAGACGCTCCGGAGGCCCAGGGGGGCTCTTCTGAGGGGCCCGGTGCTGATGGGCTTGTTAATGGTCGCATATCTGCACGCGGTTCTCAAACAGAGCAAGATGAAGGTCTTTATAGGACAAAACCGCATCCAGAGGAGGATACTCCGGTGGCGGTTGCAACTGCGAAGCCTGGCGGGGTGTCGGTTGGCAAGCAGGATAAGACCGCAGTACGCAAGCCACCACAGGTAAAACGGGACGTGATTACAGGCCGGAGCAGCGAAAGCCGTCGCCGGTTGATGGAGAATCTTTCAGCGATTGATATGTCGGCTTTTGCATCCGAGCGCAAAGATGCACGTTTTTGTAGGTCGGCTTTTGTGACGTTGACCTATCCGGCTGATTTTCCCGGTCGCTGGGAAAACGAAGAGGACTTAGAGGGCTGGGAACCCGGTTGGAAGGCCGCAAAGGCGCATTTACGGGCTTGGAAAGAGCGTTTGGGCCGTCATGAGGACTTTGCTTTCAGCTGGGCGGCGTGGGTAGAAGAATATCAGGCCCGTGGGGCGGTGCATTTTCACGTTATTTTGGTCTTTAAGAACCCGGTTGATTTGAAGAGTTTTAGGCCGTGGTTGTCTGAAGCGTGGTATGAAATTGTCGATAGTGAGGATCCTAAACACCTGAAGGCTGGTACGCAGGCCGTCGCCGTGCATTTGTCCCAGGGCGTCGGGTCACTGATGGGGTATTTGGCCGGTGAAATGGGCAAGATCAAACAGACCAGGCCGGTGGATCCAAGGACGGGCGAACTTATCCCGACAGGTCGCACATGGGGCTTTTGGGGCAAAGATGCGATTCCGTTTGAAACACTGGCGACGATCTCTTTCTGGACGTGGGAGGCGTGGAGTGAATTCAAACGGCGCGTTTCTAAGCACTTTGAGAAGTCTCGTTACTTGTCATTAGTGGCCGGTTATCGTTCTTGGGCGGGTGCGTTGTTGTATGGAGACGGTGGCGAGCTGCTAAAAATACTAATTCAGGGCATACCAGGGGTAGAAATTCGGACCCCGGGCCGTGTAGATATGAGAATCGAGGTGCCTGCATGACGAAAAAGAAAATCTCGCTGTGCTTCGAGGTAGAGGCTGACGAAGCCGATATCTACTTTCTCAAGAAGGCGTTGAAAAAGCGTTTAGGGGCTCCAACTTGGTTACGTCACTACCTGGAACGCGCACTCGAACAGGTGGTCAAGGATGCGTGGGATGGTGGCCGGTGGCGGTTTCAGGTGACCGGTGGGGAGGTCAACGATGCCTAAAATGCAGATTACGTTTAGGTTCCAGGTTGAAGGCGAGGAGCGCGTCTTGTCTATGCTCAAGCGTGCGCTGAAGGAGAATTCTGGCTTGCCCGGATGGCTGCAGAGCTTCTTTGCGCGAGCGCTTCAGCAGGTGACCACCCGCTATGCGGGTGGTGGCCGCTGGGAGTTAGACGTCGTGGACGGGGAGGCCGGCGATGCCTGAGGTCTATCCTGACATTGTAGGTCTCAACAGGGTCCAGCGGCAGCACGCGCTGAGCGAGGAACTGCACCGCCTTGAGGACTCTCGAATGCATATGCAAGGTGTGCTCAAAGCCGACAGGGAGATCCTGGCGCGACACAGGGCCCGGATGCTGAAGCACAAGCAGGAGATCGAGCGGCTTATCGAGGAGGAGCAGGAGCTCCGGCGTCGCATTAGTCGTTTGAAAGTCCAGCAGCGGCTAGAGGCCCAGGAGGCTGAGGGCCTTGGGGAGGGGGGTTAAAATCGCTAGGTTGAGCATTCTCAAAGACCGCGCGGGTACCATTGCTCACGCGACGGCGGTCCGGGCTGTTTTTTGGGCAGCGGGCAGCAGGGGGGGTAGATGACCCAGCGCAAACCGACGAAGCTGAAAAAGTTGGCGGGGACCCATCGACCCGACCGCGATCCGGAGCACGAGCCGGAGCCTGAGCCGGGACCGGTGTCTATGCCGCGCGGGGTCCTTCCGCGATCGGCGCGGAAGATGTGGCGCGAGTGGGCTCCAGAGCTTCAGCGGCTTGGTTTGTTGACGCCCATGGATGGACCCATGTTTACGCTCCTTTGTACGTGGGCGGGTATTGCCGTGGACGCAGCGGCCTTGATCCGCGAGGCTGAGGAGGCTCCAGGAGCGGAGCAGGGCCTTGTGACTAACGACGATCGGGATCGGGCTCGGAAAAACAGGGCCTTGACGGTGCTCAGGGCTGCGTCGACGGAGCTCAGACAGCTATCAGCGTCGTTTGGCTTGACCCCAGCGGATCGGGCCGGCCTTGACGTGCCGGGGCAGGATGAGCCGACGTTACGTGAAGAGCTTGAGCTAGTGCTACGGAGTCGAAAGGTGTCAATCAATGACGAAGATAGCTGAACTGTTAATGGCCACGAAATTTGATTTTGACGCATTGCATGAGGAGATCCGCAGCCTGGCGGCGATGGACGACGTCGACGAGGCTCGGGAGATCGTCGCGGCGTCGTGGGACCAGGTGCGTTTTGCCGGTGACTGGCGTCGCTGGCAGTACGTGAAAATGACCTTGGACATGGTTGGTAAGTTGTTGGCGTTGTCGCCGCGACAGGCGCGGCTTATCGCGGCGCGTTATGTGACACGTAAAGAAAGGTGGTTGAACTGATGCCTCGGGGAAACATACTGAATGATCTACGATTAGAGGAGCAGCGGCGGCGGCAGGAGCAGCGAAAGCGATCGGAGCGGCGGCGCTTTCTTCCTGATGGTTTGGTGGATGACATTCTTGCAGCGGCCCAGGCTGAACGGTCCCGGATTCTGGCGCGAATTGAGGAGATTGACCAGGAGCGAGAGCGTCTTGACACGATGCGCAATCGGGCTCGGAAGGCAGTAAAGGACGCGATGCTTGTACATCGTGGCCCGGATCGGCGCCGTCGGCGTGCCGATGGGACCGTTGAAATCGTCCCTGGCCGGGAGACCCGCGTCGCCGGGGACCTGGCTGTGAAGCGCAAGGGGACTCTTCGTGAGATTGAAGAGGCGATAGCGGCCTACAAACATGAGCGCGCAGGCCGGCAGGCCCAGCTTGCAGATGTGGCCAAAGTCGAGCGTGCTGCCGAACGTGGGATGGAGTCGGCGGTATTGGCGATCACGCAGCAATGGACTAATCGCGTTGAACTCGGTGAGATTGCTGAGCGGGTCCCGATGGCCCGGACCTTCACGGACGCGATGGGGTATGAGCTACCGCCGGAAACGAGCGCTGAGGAGTATGCGGAGCTCATGGAGACCCGGCCCCGGCCTAACTCAAGCGCGCCCCTGGAGGTGTAACATGCCTAAGGGTGCTATTTGGGAAGCGTGGGACCCGGACAATGTTATCAACGAGGTTCGGGATGCGACCGTTGCCAATATGGAGCGCGCGTGTGAGTTTTTGACTGGTGAAATCAAGGATGCGGCGCCCGAACGGACCGGACGACTCCGTGAGTCGATTGATTACGAAATAACCATAACCGATGGTGTCGTAGAGGGGCACGTCGGCGTGCGGCATGGCTATTATCGTACACACATTGCCCGCTTCCTGGAGTTTGGAACGCGTAAGATGGTCGCGCGACCGTTTCTGAGGCCCCCCTTGTTGCAAAACAAAGGGCGGATCCTCAAAATTCTACAGGGAGGTTGATATGGCTCGGCGTTACATCGTCGCCGGCCCGCCGTGTTCGGGTAAAACGACGTTTGTTGAGCAGCACAAGCGGCCCGATGATCTGGTCTTTGACTACGACGTTATTCAACGCGAGCTCTCTGGCCGGACGCTGTACGACCACGATCCTGAGCTTGTGGACGAGGCTCTAGCTATTCGAGAACGCATCTTTGAGCAGCTGGAGCGGGATCCGGACCGGTCGGCGTGGATCATAACCGCGACCCCTCGGGCTGCAGAGCTCCGGGCGATGCGGGACCGGCTAGGGGCTCAGGTGGTGTTGTTGCAGGTTGACCGGGGAGAGGCCCATCGGCGCTGTGATGCTGATGACCGACCCTCGGTCTGGCATGATTACGTTGACCGGTGGTTTGAGCGATCTGATATCGATCCGGCTGAATGGCCGATGCCGGCGATCAAGCGAGGTGGTGCGGCGATGACTAAGAAACGACTTCTAGGGCCGGTTCGGTTCAAGGATGATGGGGCTGGGCGATTCCGGGCGCGTTTTGCGTCGATCGGTCCCCCTCCGGATCACGACGGCGATATAACATTGCCGGGTGCGTTTCCGGAAGGCGTGCCGGTGCCAATCGGGGGCTATAACCACGACCAGGACGGTCCTCCGGTTGGGTCTGGCCGGATTCATTCAGACGACAAGGAAGCGATCGTCGAGGGCCGCTTCTTCCTGTCGAGCCCCAGGGGGCGCGAATACTACGAGAGCCTGAAGGCCCTCAGGGAGGATCTCGGGCCGGACGGCGTGGAATGGTCCTATGTCTACGAGGTTCTTGATTCAGAGCCGGGGACCTGGCAGGGTCAATCGGTGACCTATCTCAAGTCAATCGACGTTTGGAGCATTGACCCGGTGCTGCGAGGCGCTGGCAATGGAACCGCATTGCTTGATATCAAGTCTCGTGGCTCGTATGACCGGCGCTTGACGCCCCTGGCAGCGATCTTTAAGTTGGACGCTTTGGAATTTGGCAATCCGGTTAAGTCTGGACGTTTGACGCCCCAGGCTGTGGCCCTTGAGGTCGCCGGCTTGTCGGATCCGGGAAGCGTCCGGGCGGCGATGGATGAGCGGCTACAGGGTATGTTGATCGATCGGCTAGAAGCGCGGTTGGCCAAGACGGCGACGGCACCTACAAACCTAGAGCGGTTGCGTCAACGTGTTCAGGCTCAGTTCCCGGATGCGTCGCCGGCCTACGTCGACGTGATGACAGACGTCGCCGTCCAGGACGTTGCCTATCAAATGCAGCTACGTCACAGGCTGACCGACTGGGAGGCCCAGGAGGCGGTAGGCCGGTGGGCAGCGCAGGGGTAGGGGGGTCCTAGTATAAAACCCTGGACGTAGGATCCGGCTATATGTGTACTTACTGGACGTCTCGACACCCTGAGACGTCCAGTATTGACATATGGGGCAGCACCCTCTGTGCCCTCCTCTGTGCCCCCCTCTGTGCCCCCTCTCTCCCCCCTACACCCCGACGGCTTGCGCGGTGTCTTTGTGCGGATACACTGAGTGTGTTCTAACCGGTAACAACTATGTTCCAGTAGATGTTGTCGGTTGGCGTGTAGCTGGTTTGAGGCATTTGTGAAACTGGGGATATCTTGGCAACTGGGCGCCCA